GCGTTTTTGACATCTACTTGTGTGATACCAAGTTCTTTTCGACGATTTTTGATTCGAGTTCCGATTGTACTATCATTTAATTTCATATCAAATCTCCTCTTTTAGAGAATAATCTCCTATTTAGGATATAATTTGTTGACATTCTCCTAATTAGAAGATATAATAACTATGGTTATATTTTTATATACGAATATTACCACAGTTATATATAAGGAGGAAAGGGAAAAAGATGAATATTGGTATGAATATAAAGAACAGACGGGAAAAGCTGGGAATCACACAGAAGCAGATGGCGGAAAACCTGTCACTGGCTCAACCTATGATTGCCCAGATTGAGAGAGGAACGAAGATCCCGAACATGATTTTAGGTCTTGCAATCGCGAGGATGCTGGGCTGTACGATGGAGGATTTGGTGGAAGATGCGAAAGCTGAATGATGATATATGGATGATACTGGCTGCATTGTCTATAGGTGCGCTGATATGGTCCATGGCTGTGTTGGGTGCGGTGTTTGAAGATTTGGCATTGCTGGGTGGAATATAAAAAATTTTAAAATTTTTCAGAAAAAGCAGTTCAATAAGAAAAAAACTTACATATTTAGAATGGAGCCGAAACGGTGGAGCTTCCACCGTCTGGCGGGACCGGCCGCCCGCCACCGATGAGGCAGGCCAGAAAGGAGGAACATCTGGGTGACACTTTTTGAGGTATATAAAGCAATTACAGACCCGGATGAGTTTGCGGAAGCTATCTGGCATATGGTGAGATTGCGTGAATCGTCAGAAGAAGTTGCGGAATCGTTAAAAAGTGAAGTGCCAGAAGAAAGGCTGCAGCTATTAAGAACTGCAGCCCGTGAGGGAATTTATCCCTTATCTCTTGAACAGTTGCAGTAATGGCAGCCATTGGGGTTATAGTGATCTGCAATCACGGCTTTTATTTCAGCCCCCATATAACTGTCACAGTTGTATACATGGTCTGGATCGATTTCATCAATATGGCATTGAGGTGTTTCTGCATCAAGATCATGAATTTCACCTGTGTTGAGATTCAAAAGATAACGTTCCCCAGTGAAAGGTTTTTGGAATCTCCGCATATGGTACTCCCTTCTATAGACTCGACCCTGGCGGGGGTCTGTATATGGATTATAGCATGGGGAGGGATATGAGGGTAAAGGAAAACAGCCGAAACAGGGGAAAATCCCCTGTTTGGCGGGATTGGCCGCCCGCTACTGATGAGGCAGGCCAGAAAGGGATAAATACATGGATGAAGAGATGATCAAATCATTCGCAGAGAATCAAAGAAGAACAAGTACATTGTTGATTGATGTCATTAAGGAGGCGGCAGAAAGACTCGAAGACATCTTGAAAGATTCGCCGATGGTAATCGCATATACAGGGATGAATCTGAAAAACGATGATGGGGAAGTGCTTAGAAAAGAAAGAATTGATGAAACATTAAGACCTACTGAAGACTTGACCTGTCTTACAAGTAGAACAGCGGGAGAAATTGATTACCAGAAGTACATTTCGGAATTGTGCATGATGAGAAAAAGCGCTGAACCGGATAGCCCTATGCGTGTGCGCAGCGCGGAGGCGCGCATAAAAAAGAGAGTAATAGAAGAACTTATGGAAACAGTGCTGCTTCTGGAAAAAAATGAGATGGAAGCAGCAAGTGAAAAGTTAGATAAGTTATCTGAATTGTGTTGTTTTATAAACAAGAAAGGGCAGCACTGAGAAGTCAATAAACAGCCGAAACAGGGGTACAGTCCCCTGTCTGCCGGGGATGACCTACCGGCACCGATGAGGCAGGTCAGAAAGGATAACCAATGAAAAAATATGTAAATGTAGTCGTTACGGATGCGGATGGAAACAAGGAAATGCGCGAAAAAGCGGTCGTAGTATCTTTGCAGAGACAGGGGAACGAAAATAAAGCAACCGTTTCTTTAGTGAATGTGAATGGCGTGGATTTTGCGGTAGTTGTATGTTCTTTACTGAAGTTGGTAGATGATTTTGAGTTAACTGAAGCGGTAATGAAAATCGCTTCGGCAATGGATGTTCAAGATGTTCAGATTACCGGACGGGAACAAATAGAAGA